ATTATCAATCAGTCATTAAATGAGCGCGGGAGGCCGGCACTAGCATGACCTATCCAACCAGCCCAAAGTTTAACGGGATAAATCTACAGTCTGAAAGCCCGACTTTATTTTCTGAAACGGTCAGCGGCCGGATGCAAAGCCGCAAGATTGGTGGTCAAAAGTGGACATTTACCGCAACTTACCCGCCATTAACCAGGAGCGAATTTAACCCGGTGTTTGCTTATGTCGTTGCCCTAGAAGGGCGTCATGGCGTTTTCACGGTAACACCAACAGAAATAAGCACTAGCAGCGGCAACCCCAGTGGCACGGTGACGTGTGCAGCGGCAGCCCTGGGCGCTAAGTCGGTCACAATTTCGGGGCTTACAGGTGCCCTAAAAGCCGGTGACGTGGTTAAATTCTCAGGCCATGACAAAGTTTATATGCTGACCGCCGACCGCTCTGGCAATGGTGCAATGGCCTTTACGCCGGCATTAATAACAGCCGTCACAACGTCGGATACAGTCATTTATGAAAACGTGCCATTTACGGTTCGCCTGGCGAATGATGTGCAAGGGTATCAATTCGGCGCGGGTAATTTCTTTAAATACGAAGTCGATTTTGTGGAGGCGCTATCTTGAGCAGACCCATAAATTCCGCAACGATTGCCGAACTAGCCAAAGATTCGTTTATAACGGCGCACCTGGTTAAAATTGATTTTGATACCGCTGTTTTTATAACCGAGTGCCCACAAGATTTGGTTTATTCTGGCGATACTTACAATTCTAGCAGCGCATTAAAAGGAATATCCAGCGTCACGGAAACGTCGGAAGTTCAAGTGGGCGCGGTGAGTGTTACTTTATCGGGTGTTAGCCAGGAATATATCAGCATTTTATTAAGCCAGGCTTATATTGATCGCCAGATTACGATTAACCGGGTTTTATTAACAGACAGTTATTCAATTATTGGCGCACCAATATTAATTTATGACGGTAGAATTCAAAGTTTTTCTATTTCAGATAATGACGATACTAGCACCATTGTAATTTCGGCCAGTTCTCATTGGGCTGATTTTGACAAAAAAGCCGGACGCCGGACCAACCATAATTCGCAGCAAATTTACTTCCCTGGTGATTTAGGATTTGAATTTGCACCTAATACCGTAAAGGATTTGAAATGGGGGCGCGCATAAATGGGTTGGTTTAGCGATTTTTTCAGCGACCCGATAGGCACGACTATTGGAACTATTGGCAAAATAGGGCAATCTATAATCGACTTTACGGTTGACGCTATAGGCGAAGTGGTTTCCTGGTTTGTAGAGATCCCAGATTATGATGATCTCGCCGCGCAGTATGCTGGGGTATTGGTCAATAAACAGTCAAATATTGCAAGTTTACCAGTAATATATGGCCAGCGAAAAGTCGGTGGAACCAGGGTCTTTATTGGTAGCAGCGGCGCAGATAATATTTATTTATACATGGTCCTGGCGTTAAGCGAGGGCGAAATCCATTCAATTGGTGATGTGTATATTAACGACGTTTTAAGCACGGATTCTAAATATTCTGGCCTAATTACAATTAACAAATACACTGGGACAGATGGCCAGGCGGCAGATGCTACCCTGGTTAATGCAAACATTGGCTGGACCAGCGCGCACAAACTGAGTGGTGTTGCTTATTTGGCCATACGCTTCAAATGGGACCAGGACGCGTTTGGCAGCATTCCAACCGTCCATGCAGTGGTGCAAGGCAAAAAGGTTTACGACAGCCGTACCAGCGCCACAGCAAGCGTGGCCAACAGTTCAAACCCGGCCTTGTGTTTGCGGGATTATTTGACCAATTCACGCTATGGCAAAGGATTGGCAGCGGGGTTTATTGACGATACTTTATTTAATACGGCAGCTAACAAGTGTGACGCCCTGGTGACTTCTTATACGGGCAGTTCAAACCAAAAGATTTTTACTTGTAACGCGGTCATAAATACTGGCCAAAGCCTAATTGATAACGTCAAAGTTATTTTATCCTCAATGCGCGGCATTATGCCCTATAGCCAGGGCAAATATGGATTGGTCATTGAGGACCAGGGAAGCGCCACATTTGCGTTTGACGAGTCGCACATTATCGGCGGCATATCTATTCGCAGCGAATCCAAAAAGACGAAGTTTAATAGAATCGTTGCCACCTTCCCGGACCCATCGGCGAACTGGCAGCTAAACCAAATCGAATACCCAATTGCCGGGAGCGCAGAAGAATCAGGTTATTTGGCAGAGGATGGCGGAATTGAATTGGTCAAAAATATGGACCTACCTTGCACGACCAATATTTACAGCGCCCAGGACATTGCAGAGATTGCTTTAAAGCGTTCTCGAAATGCGCTAAGTGTAACTTTTAACAGCACAAGCGAAGCCTTAAATTGCTCTGTATCAGACATTGTAAGCGTCACAAATTCGACGCCAGGGTGGACCGCCAAAGCCTTTAGATTGCAAAAATTGACGCTTAATCCAGACGGCACGGTGGCGGTATCATTAATAGAACACCAGGATTCAATTTACCCGTGGTCCGCAAAAACGCAAGCGGATAATATCCCGGACACTAATTTACCCGACCCGTTTTTGGTGGCGTCGCCATTGCCGACCGGGGTATCAGAAGAATTATATATAACCGTTAATTCAAAGGGTACGCAAAGCAGGGCGATATTTTCCTGGGCAGCGCCAAACGATGCGTTTGTGGTTAATTATGAAGCCGAATACAAAGCGAACGGCGCGTCGATTTATACGTTTATAACAACGACCAGCGCATTAAAAGCCAATGTTGATGATATACCGCCAGGGCAATATGATTTTAGAGCTAGGTCTATCAACTCCCTGGGCGCAAAATCTGAATGGGCCTATTTAAATAACAAGACAATATCAGGATTAACGGCCGTCCCTGGTGACGTTAATAACTTCTCAATTCGTGCCTTGGATGGTCAATGCCATCTAACCTGGTCCCGAATTACAGACCTGGACGTGATTAATGGTGGTTATGTTCGGATACGTCACAGCCGGTTAACCTCAAATGCCACCTGGGAAGATGGCCAGGACATTGGCGAAGCGATTGCAGGAAGCCAAACCTTTGCCGTGCTTCCATTATTGTCTGGCACATACATGGCCAAAGCCGTCGACGAAGGTGGCCGATTTAGCACCAATGCAAAATATTCAGTAACAACGGTGCCCAATATTTTAGACTTTAACGCCGTGGTTACAGCGACAGAAAATCCCAGTTTTGGCGGTACTAGAGTCGATATGATTGTCGATAGTAATATTTTAAAACTCGACGGCGCGCCCAGGTATATTTTAGCCGAAAATAGCGATTTTTTAATTGCCGAAAACGGCGACAGATTAGCGCGTGAAATTGGAGATATAGGCGTTATAGAATCCAGCGGGGCATATTATTTTGCAAATTCCGTCGACCTTGGCGAAACATACACCAGCCGTTTAACTGCCAATTTAAGTTCATCTGTAACGGTCGCGTCAGATTTAATTGATTACCGGACCGCAAATATAGATACCTGGAACAATTTTGACGGGGCCAGTTCAGACGCAATCACCGCCGTTTTAGAATTAAGAACTACAAACAACAACCCGGCATCAAACCCGACCTGGACAGATTGGGCACCCTTTTTGGTGGGAGACTATCACGCCAGGGCATACGAGTTTAGGGTGATGGTTACCAATACAGATTCAGATTATAACATTTCAATTACAGCCCTTTCGGTGACTGTAGATATGCCCGACCGGGTGGAAAAAGCCAGCGATTTATCGGTGTCTGCAAGCAGTACAGCCGTTTCATTTGGTAGCAATTTTAAAGCGGTCCCCGTCATTGGCGTGACAATGAACGATTCAAATAGCGGCGATTACTTTAGGGTTACAAGCAAAGCGCGAACTGGTTTTACGGTCCAGTGTTTTAATTCATCTAACACAGGCATTGCAAGGTCGATTAACTGGCAAGCAATTGGCTATGGCAAAGAGGCAGCATAATGGCACAGCATGATTATGATATAGCAAACGGGACCGGCGCAGCCGTCAGGACTGACATTAATAACGTCCTAGACGCGGTGGTTAGCCAAAACAGCGGAAGCAGCGCACCAAGCACAACTTATAGTTATCAACAGTGGGCAGATACTTCCGCAGGGCTGTTAAAGATTCGCAACGGCGCAAACAATGCCTGGGTAACGGTGGGCACATTAGATGCTGCAAACCTTGGCCTAGCCACACTAGCCAGCCCGACATTGACCGGCAACCCTAAATCAGTGACGCCAGCAACCGGAGACAATGATACTAGCATTGCTACAACGGCCTTTGTTAAAACATTGGTCGATTCAGCAGTAGCAGCGGCAGTGGGTAATTTGACGGATGCCCAAATGCCAGCAGGGTCAGTTTTACAGGTTAAAAACTTTCATTACGATGGAACTGATGATTCTACTTACGGAGTAAGTACCCATGCTTTTGGTGGATTAACAGGAGCAATTACCCCATCAAGTTCAGCAAATAAAATACTTGTGACCATGTATGTTAATTGTGAAGAGGTGCCAGCTTTCGGAAATGCTATGGTTGGCGTAACGGCATACAGGGGTTCAGGTTCAATAGGGTCCTTAAGCGGTACTAACCTTGCGCCAACATCAAGTAGTTGGCCTTACGGACCTATTGCTGACAATGTTCGCAACTTTTGCGTTTTTGATGGTGGAGGCACTGGTGATTCAGACGGAGTAGTGTCTTTCAGTCATTTAGATTCTCCATCAAGCACATCTAGCGTAGCCTATACGGTTGCATTTAGGAATATGAGTGGCACTAAGGCAAGGTTGGGTGGTAGGGGAGCGCAATCAACAATGA